AACTCAGGATCAAGCAAGGCTGCTTTAATTAAGTTGAAAATTTGTGGGCTGATGATAAAACGACGAATCGGATTAGCTGGTGTTGTATCATCTGCAATTGGGTTTTCATGTACAAAGCCCTGGAACAAGTATGATTTCTTTTTCCAATATTTACGACCCATCTCTTCTAATGATGCGTCTTTAAACCATGTACGTACTTCTGCAAGTACTGGACAAGCTTCGCCATACATTTCAACGCATGGTACTTGAACTGTAACTGGTTTACTATCTGCTTGGCCTTTTACGCCAGCAAATGTTAAATTGATCATTAAACGCTCTGCCCAGAAGAAGTCATTCTTTGGATTTGCGTCTGGTAAAAAACGGATTCTTGCGTTTGTGCCTTCTGGAATGTTCCAGTGAGCGTAGATAGCGTTATCGCCTTGTTGTTGACTGCCGCCCGAACTGCGGTTTTCTTGTGCTTGTAATTTTGCACGAATTTCTGCTAATGATGTTGCCATGGTGTAACTCCTTGTGTTTTAAGTTGGTCTTTTAAATGCCTAATAACGTAAGCATATATATACTATACGTTATAATTATTTATCTCGCAAGAGAAATATTTAAATATTTTAACCAAAACAAAAGGCACCCTCGAGTGCCTTTTTTATTGATTTATAATTGTTGTTTTACTTTATTAAGCCTGCAATTCTACGCATCTGTATCATATCTTCATTAAACTGTGCATCTTCGTTTGTTGATTTCGTTTTGTTGTAATGTAGTAAGTCGTCTTCACTATCACCTTTAGCAAAGGCTTTCATTTGACTAGGCATTATCTTAAGTTTATCTAATGTGCTTAATTCTTTTGCGCCCATACGTTTTAGTTTTTCATCTTTGTTAACGTGGTCATCGAATCCTTCTGCTAATGCTGCACGCATTTCTTCTTTAGTTTTACTATACTTTGCCTGAAATTCTTCATCTGTAAGATCTTTAAGATCCATATCAACTTCTTTTACCTTGCCTTCATTTACTTCATCACAATACTCTTCTTGAGCGTGTGATAATGGACTAGAACTATCCGATGGTGCCATTGCTTCTAATGCTTCGCCTAATGTTCTTGCTAGGTAGTCATAGTATTTTGCATTCTGACGTTTTTTACTTGGTGCTTCTTTTTTATATGTTAAAGGTTTTTCTTCGCGTGGCTTATATTCTTCTGCAACTTCATTACTGCCTTCTAACTGATCAACAACTTGTTGAACATACGCACTAACGTCACTAGAGCCAATTTCTTCAACTTCACCAACCCATTCAGCAACATCTCTGGCCGCGTCCATAATTGCTTGTGGACCGTGTTTAACTAATAAGTCTTTATGTTGGTTGATGATACGACGAATAATTGCTGACTGTATGGCTTCACAACAATCGCTTTCACCTTCTTCTTCATACACGGTACCGTCCATACCTCCATCGCCTGAACCGTATGTATCACCTTCTGTCATATCTTGTGATTTTTCTTCAGCTTTTGCACGTAGTTTTTCGTTTGGAATATGTTGTGCTATTAGTGGATCTAAATGTAAATAGTCTAATAATTCACTTCTAGACATTTTGTTATATGGTGTATCACCTGTATCTGACTCGCCCAATCCTTGATCGGCGGGTTCTACATCACCAATCTCGTTCATTAGTTCTTGGTATACTTCGGGCACATTGTTGTATACCCAATCCATAATAATATCACGTGCATCCGCTTCTGAATTTTCTTTTGAAGCGTGTAACAATATTTCTTCTAATTTATTACTGTTAATAATACCGCTAATTGCATTAATAGCATTAACAGCATCAACCCCCAACGGTAATTCTTCAGCAAACACATCTGCTAAATCATCAACGTTAATAGGCTCTTCGTCCCAGCTTTCTGCTACAGTGTTAGCCCAGCTTTCAAAGCTCTCGGCAAATTTATTAGTTTTCTTCATATTATAGGCCTTATAAACTATCGGTAACGCATCGCTCATGCGTTCATTAAATGTACGTTTAACAAATCTTTCTTTGAGAGCGTTAACGTCAAAATCTTCTTCTGGAATATAACTAGTACTAGTAGCAACAAATTGTTCCTTGCACTGTTGGTAACCTTTGCGGCCACTCATTTTACCTAGGGTATTTTTTAGCAAGCTGTGATATTCAAATGCAGCTTCAACCATGCTTTTTGTTTCTTCATCTTCAAAAACACGGCGTACCATTGCGGCTTTAAATGGGCGTAATTTGCCACACTCTTGCGCAACTTCGGTAATATGCTGTCCAAACTCATCATTGATTTGACCACCTTCGCTGACATGACGTGCCATAGCACGTGCATAGCGTAGATTGTTTTCTGATAATTTGAAGCGTTCACCATCTGCGGTTTCAAGATACATAGCACGAATTTTACGGCTACGACTACCACGTTGTTCTGGATCTATATGATCGCTATGGCGAATAATAATTTTTACAGGACCGTCATTTTCGTAACTGCTACGACTGGTGCCGTACATACGGCTTTCGCCGATAACGTCATCTTTGTCGTAGGTATCATCTGACTTGCTTACTTGTTTAATATCACGGTGTTTAAGTGTTGAACGTGTAATATCACGAGGCTCAAAACTTAGTAGGTTGCGTTTGGCAAATTCACGTAGTTCTTTTAAAAATGCATACCATTCTTTGCGTTGCTCGTCATCTAAATCATGACTGATGTTCTTGCTAAAGTATACCTTTAGGCTAGTTTCGTCAATGATACTAAGTGTAATATTACCGTAGTTTTTACCGTCGACTACATAGTCAAAGTTGAAAAACCGCGCATCTTCTGGATTCTGTGTAGCGTTGGCTTTATCATCGCCCAAGCTAACATCTTCGTAACGATCACGAATTTTTTCAAATAGACCTTCTGCAATTTTGTTAATTTCTCTCATAACAATATTTATCTAGAATATAAAGAATGGCATGGGCTCGACTATGTCTTCTAGGTTATCTTTCATGTTATAATCAATTTGACTGTCAAAACTCTGTAGTAACATAGCCATACGCACCACTAAAATAAGTGCCATGACCAAATCATCGGTTTCACCCGGCTTAGCAGCGTAACTAGGGCCGTTGGCCACAAACGTTTTAAGCTCTGATATAAGTGGTTTACTTACAATAGTCATTCGCTTGCTTTCGATTAGGTTCTTTAATTTAGCACACGCTGATATTTTAGTTGAGTTAGTTGTGTTAAAGCCTTTACGATATCTACGACCACTGCCTGGACGTTTAGGCTCGCTTAAGAATACACCTTTAAGGTTTTCTTCACCAATTTCACTAATAGATATCAATGCCGCTTCACCCAGAGTATTGTTTTCTACACTGTAATAGATGTTATTTTGATTTACTGTTTCGTTTAAATAGCGTAGGATTTCAGCCAGGATACCCACTTGTTGCTGTACAGGTGTTCGATTGTGTTGCCATTCGCCTACTTGTTTAAACGTAGGCAACTCAAAGATTTGTATACCTGCAGGGTCACCACCTGTGCCTAGGCTTGGGTCTAAACTGACTACATAGGTATACTGCGGCTCGGGTTTTTTATACCAACGAACTTGTCCTTGGCGTTCTATAGGATCTAGGCCCGCGAGCTCAACTAGCATACTAGGATTAATTAATGTTTCGTCCCAGATAATGAATTCACAATCCATTTCACGTCGGAAACGCTCATCACCTAGCTGTGCTCTTTGCTGTGCAGCCCACTTTTCGTCACGATCTGGGTGTTCATTCCAATAGCTACGGAACGATTTAAACCCGTTAACTCCAACTTCTGTAGGATTACCGAACTCATCAAAGCACTTGTTAGCACCTTTCCATAGGGTAGCAAACTGGTCTTCATCGCTGTTAGGCGTTGAGGTAATAATACATTTACCACCAGTTGCTAGTGTGGGACTTATAGCAGTCCAAAATTCTCGTCCTATGGTAGGGCGAACGAATGCAAACTCATCAGCGTATAGTAATGATATACTCATACCACGACCTGTGTTTTCAGTTGTCGTAGCTGAAACTATTCGACTACCATTATCAAAATCAATACTACCTTTGTTATAACTCACAGCACCTGCACGTATAAAGTCCGGTACACTTTCGTAAGCGTAACGTATACGTTGCATGATTTCTTGTGAGCCTGTGTATTTGTGTGCGGCAATTAGGATAGTACTATCTGGTACAAACATTGCGTACCATAA